TCACCATGATTCCGCTTTTGCGGGCAATCCGTCACGACCGAGGAAGACCTTAATCATGGTGTCCTTAATGCAATGCTGAGTGCAAAGCCCCCGGATATAAAGTCGGTGTTTTTTAATTTCATTGACAGATGCAACATATGTTCTTCCCTGATACATAACGTAATCGCCGGGAGTGACGCACTGGCGTGGTATTTCATCGGTTCCGAAGTGATGAGCAATCATAATAATCTCCTTAATAATTTGTGATATGAAGGAAATTCCAGAAAACTATTTAATACTCAGCAACTGCTCGACGGTCATATTTTTAATTGCGCCCCGGTTTATGAGAGTCCATCCCTGCTTTTCCAGATAAAAACGGAAAGTATCCAGAGTACAGACCAGTGCGCCATCAGGAACGGTTTCGGTGAATTTGATGTAGCCGTGTTCGTCGAAGCGGATAACCAGGGTTCGGTCATCACCCGGGATTATTTTGTCAGCGGGTGTGGTGTTATTCCGGCGCAGTTCTTCCTCCATGCGGTCGAACTCGGCAATGTAGGCTTCCTTGAATGCAGCGGCCTTTTTGCCGGTGAAGCCCATCACCAGGAAAACGAAGCCGTTTTTGGTGATTTGGTAGGCATTGTAGGTATTGCCACGGTGCTCGAATTTAACCCGCGAAAAGTTGCTGGTTAAAAAGCGTTCAGAACATTCGAGGGCCTCTATTTTTTGAACAACATGGTGATGCTGCTTGCCGAAGAATTCTGCGATCGCAATAGACGTAGTGACTGCGCGACCATTTTCAATGGTTACGTCAGGGTGAGAAAGGGTAAGGGTAGTAGCCATGATGGCATCCTCAAGTGTTAAGTTAATTAACTCACCACCGAGGCTTTCCACGACCATAAGGGTGGCGAGACGTACAGGGGTGGAAATACCGGTCACTCGAGAACCCGGCCAGCCTTGCAGCTGCCCTGCACGCCCCACCATTATCTGAATGTGGCTGTGCTTAACGCATAAAAAAACCGCTTCGGCGCGGTTATGCGCTCGAGTAACTTTCGGGTTTCCACGCCCGGCACCCGGTTTATGAGGTGCAGGTGCACTATAATTCCACCCGTACTGGTTTTCAATAGCTACATTCAACATTTTCTCTTACCTTTCATCACCGAAGTGAACTTTGTTGATGCGGTGTCTGGTGCCTCCAGGTGACGTTAACCAGTTAACAATTAACGCCGGATACAGAGAATCCACCCATAACACTGTTTTTGGTTTTAACTGTTCCGCGTGCGCTCAGCCGCATTCACCGCATCACAAAATTCACTTTAAAAAGGGCGGCAGAGCAGTCACGGAGTAAAACTGATACCGCCAAACGTCACCAGAAAATTGATAACAGAGGGCGTTGCAGCGGGGTTGTCACTTAAGCGTATGGTCAACCTGACAACCCGGTGTCCTCAACGGGGAAGGAATAACCCCGCCATACTTACCGCCGCGCCATTTCGCGGATTGCCACAACCGGAAGCGCACGGTCGAACTAAATTTAACGACACCGTACAGAGAGACCAATTTCGCCGTGCGCTTTCGCGTTATGCCCTGACTTTTCAGGGACATATCCTTTCAGTAAACTGTCAGTGCCGGATTCTCACCCGTGTCCGGCGCACGCACTCCATCTGACCCGTGGAGAACTCCTTAATTACCAACCCTCAGGAGGGTGAAATGACTAGTAAAAATGTAAATATCCAGTTTAACCACGATGTTTCTCCTGCTGGACTTGCGGATGAACTCACTGCTATAAAAACGGCAATTATGCTACTTGCTGCTAAGTTGCCAGCAGCATCACAACCATCAGATATTTGTGACTCATTACGTAAGATGAATTCAACAAAATGCAACGAGATGGCATCACTTATTGAAATAGCTATTGATTTTAATGATTAATCGAAATCTCATGGCTAACTGTAACACTCCCGTCTGTGGCGGGATGCTTTAAATCACAGGAATTAATGCTTCTTGTTGCGAAGTAATTTTCAAGGGGGTTCATTCGAATCCCTTTCTGTTTCATTAACAAGCCAAATCCCTTATCAATGATGTCCATTAATTCCAAGAAGTATTTTTTATGTAAATCCTGGTTATCAGAGAGTTGCTTCTCTTCGTACAGTCCGATAAAGGCACGACGCACGTTACCGGATATATTATCGATGGTTTCTTTTTCTACGATACTCAGGTCAAGAGTCGCCAGTTGGGAACGAACTATATTCGCTGCCATTTCCTGGAATTGCATTGGTAAATCTTTAAATTCCATCGTCAACCTCATCAGTCAGTGTTTCTGGTTAACCAGCGACGCGCGCCAGCTTCCGTTTTAAACGTTTTGCTTCTGGTATACGTCATCGCGGTAAACGTTCCGTCCAGGTTGGGGAATACTCCACATACCAGAGATTCGTTGTTGCCAAGCTCGATAGTATCCATGCTGACCTCATTTCCCCTTAACGCCGGGGGAGCGGAACAAAAACCTGCTGCATAGTTAAAGTTGAACCCTGCCGTCATGTTCTTACGCCTCGGGCTGGCTACTTAACCCCTGACCACTGCCGGGTAACTCGAAGTATTGCCCTGCGTTCTGTGGGGCGGGGTGGGTAGTGGAAATAATCTACAATTAAAAACTGTTTTGTGTCAACAGTTTTTAATTGTTGTGTTGGGGCAAAAAAACTCCCTCGAATGAGGGAGTGTGAAAATTGTTCAGTTCAGATAGGGAAGGGAAATTGTCGGCGGGCATGCACAATATTTGCAATTTCAATGCTTGAAGTTGCTACTCGGTACAAAACGATATAATTAGGGTGAACCACAATTTCCCGCAAACCGGATACTCGATCACTTGGCGGATATAGATATGGATGCTCAGAGAGGGCTAAAACAGACGTTTCAATCCGTATTTTTAGTCTGCGTGCTGCAGGAATATTTTCCTTAGCAATATAGGCTACGATCTGACGCAAATCATCGCGAGCAGATGGTAGCCACAAAATGGGTAACATTACTCGCTCCTGTTAGTTACAGCAATTTGAGCAATAAGATTCTCCATTTCAGCCATTACCTCATCATGTGGAATTGAGGGACGAGGGTCTGCAAGGCTTGACGCCACTTTAGCGCGTAACCATTCGTTGTAACTGTTTTCTTGTTCGGTAGTTTCGAATTCTGAAACTATCGGAGAAAGGGCTGTACTCATGGCATAACTCCTCTTCTTGTACTGTGGTCACGCCCGGCGGCTTTTTTGTGCCGCCAACCACCGGGCAATGGTTTCTTCCATTGATTTTTTCTTGTCTTTGATTTCTTGAAGCATTTTTTCTTGGTCTTCCTCTGGAAACGCACTAAAAGCCTGGAGCAGTTCGCGTTGACGAGGACCAATTTTCATCGTGTCAGGGGTGAAAATTTGCTCCCCCTCTTCAGGAGGCAATAAAAACCAATGCAATGGATGCCCTGTAACCTCAACCAGTTTATCCAAACTTGAGGCTTTAGGTGTAGCCTTACCGCTGACCCATTGTTGAACAGTTTGTTGTGTCACACCAATTCTACGGGCAAGCTCAGCCTGGCTCCATCCAGTTTCCTGAAGAAGCTTGCTGATTCTGTACATAGATACTTCTAGGGCGTTCATCATTATTCAATTTTACAGGTAAATACTGTTAAAAGCATCACAATAAAAAACTGTTGATTGTGTACAGTTTTTTATTGTAGGCTTTGCTTATAGTTTTTTAGAGGAGAGCAAAATGCTAGATAGCACTCGCGAAAAAATTAGGCAGAAATACACTCAAGCTGAAATAGGTCGTTATATGGGGGTCGCTCAACAGACTGTTTGGCAATGGTTTAGCTTTGACGTTCCCCCAAAGCAGGTAATTCCGTTATGTCAGCTAATGAAGTGGGAAGTTACCCCGCATGAAATTCGCCCTGATATTTATCCTAACCCAACCGACGGTTTACCTGTTGGATTCAAGGTTAACACATCAAATGCACCGGAGCTGATTCATGAAAATCAAGCATGAACACATCCGCATGGCAATGAATGCCTGGGCGTATCCAGACGGTGAGAAAGTTCCAGCAGCTGAAATAGCCCGGACTTATTTCGAGCTGGGAATGACGTTCCCGGAACTGTATGACGACAGCCATCCGGAAGCCCTGGCTCGCAATACCCAGAAAATTTTCCGCTGGGTAGAGAAAGACACCCCTGATGCAGTTGAAAAAATTCAGGCGTTGTTACCAGCGATCGAAAAGGCAATGCCACCTTTGCTGGTGGCCAGAATGCGCAGCCACAGTTCAGCTTATTTTCGGGAGCTGGTGGAGACGCGGGAGCGACTGGTGAGAGACGCTGATGATTTTGTCGCAGTGGCAATCGCCGGTTTCAATCAGATGAACCGTGGTGGCCCGGCAGGAAATGCTGTGGCAGTACATTGACTGACAATAGCCATATCGAATCGCTTCCGGCAACTCGTGAGTAAAAAGATTCGGTATCAGAAGAGGTGAGTATGGCTAACGCCTGGCTCAGATTATGGCATGACATGCCAAATGACCCTAAGTGGCGAACAATTGCCAGGGTGTCAGGGCAGCCAATTGCAACAGTGATGGCAGTGTATATCCACCTCCTGGTGAGCGCGTCACGAAATGTCACGCGAGGTCACATTGATGTCACGACAGAAGATTTGGCAAGTGCGCTCGACGTGACAGAAGAGGTAATTGATTCAATTTTGCAGACGATGCAGGGGCGGGTACTTGATGGTGATTTAATCACTGGATGGGAAAAACGCCAGGTGCTTAAAGAGGACAACGGCAATATTTCGCAAACCGCAAAATCTCCTGCAGAGCGCAAGAGGGCGCAGCGAGAGAGGGAAAGAAAGCGGGAACAAAATGGCGATTGTCACGGCGCGTCACGAAATGTCACGCACATGTCACGACGAGTCACGACAGATAAAGATACAGATAAAGATACAGATCAAGAAGATCAAAACACTATGGTCCATGGCGTAAAAAACGCCACGAACCAGGCAGGGGATGTTCAGACCGTCAATCTTGGTCAGCCAGCAGGCACGACACCGGAAGCCGATTCAGCGTATGCGCTGAAAGCCGATTCGGGCGCTGTGCAGCAGGTGATGACCGCAAGGCCGGAGCAATCACACCAACTGCAGCAGCCTGAAGCCGATTCCGCCATTCAGCGGGAAGCCGATCGGGTAGTCCCGGAAAACACCGGGCAGCCTGTGGGACGAGTGGATTATCCGGATGTGTTCGAACAGGTCTGGCGGGAATACCCGTTGCGTGCTGGGGCAAACCCGAAGAAATCCGCTTTCAGTGCCTGGAAGGCCAGATTACGCGAGGGGGTGCCACCAGAGGCCATGCTGGATGGTGTGAGGCGTTACGCAAGATACCTGGCGGCTACCGGGAAAACGGGAACGGAATTTGTTCAGCGAGCGACGACGTTTTTTGGACCGGACCGGAATTTTGAAAACCCCTGGTTGCTCCCGGTAAGCGGCACGAACAACCAGCGTTGTGTGAATCATATTTCTGAACCGGATAACGAAATTCCGCCGGGCTTCAGGGGGTAAGTGTTAATTTCTGGTCATGAGGTAATTTTCAGGAGGGCTTGTGGCAAAAGTTTTTACACAAGAAGAGCGGGAAAAAATTAAAGGGCAGGTTCTTGAACTCGTACGCCAGAGTGGGCGCGAGACGTTACGACAACTGGAAGCTAAAACTGGGGCAACAAGATATCTGATGAGCGTTCTGGCCAGAGAGCTGGTTGCCAGTGGCGATGTATACAACTCTGGTTACGGGTTATTCCCGTCTGAACAGGCGCGTAAGGACTGGCAAAATGCCCGTAAAAAGCTCTCAAGGGCAAAGCTGAATAAACCATCTGCGGTTGATCCGGACCTTATCTGGTCGTTACCAGACGGCGAAATACGCCGCTACGACAGGCGCCTGAATATAATCTGTCGCGAGTGCCGGAAGAGCGAAGCTATGCAGCGTGTACTGGCATTTTATCAAGGAAATGTTAGGTATTTTAGACGTTACTAGATTAAAGAGCATTAGTTCAGATGTGAATTGACATTTTCATGGCGCAGGGTAGAGCCAGCGTGGTTGTCCGCTTTGCGTCAAAACCAGATATTACCAGATTTAGACATATATTCCCGATAGCCCTGCTCTGATGCTACACTCTGTGCTATTTTCATGACCCCAATAAAAATATTTATGACTGTTGCTGATTTCAAACGGCCTAAATTGGAGCTCCCAAACGGGGCAAACAAACTACTACTGCACTCTTGCTGTGCTCCATGTTCCGGTGAAGTGATGGAGGCGCTTCAGGCCTCGGGAATCGACTACACCATCTTTTTCTACAACCCGAACATTCATCCTCAGAAAGAGTATTTAATTCGTAAGGATGAAAATATTCGCTTTGCTGAACAACACGGCGTGCCGTTTATCGATGCTGATTACGACACCGACAACTGGTTTGAACGTGCCAAAGGAATGGAATGGGAGCCTGAGAGGGGGATCCGTTGTACCATGTGTTTTGACATGCGTTTTGAGCGGACAGCGTTGTACGCTGCTGAAAATGGTTTCAGTGTGATCAGCAGTTCACTGGGCATTTCACGCTGGAAAAATATGCAGCAGGTTAACGAGTGTGGGCGGCGAGCTGTTGCGCATTATCCGGGTATGGTGTACTGGGATTATAACTGGCGCAAGCAGGGCGGCTCGTCCCGTATGATTGAAATCAGCAAGCGCGAAAAATTCTATCAGCAGGAATATTGTGGCTGTGTGTATTCTCTGCGCGATACCAATCTACACCGCAAATCTCAGGGACGCCCTCTTATCAAAATTGGCCAACTCCACTACGGAAAAGAAGAGAAGGAGTGATTTTATGGATCACCTTTCTGATTGATTTCATATTGGCGAGGTGACGTGAGTTAAGTAGAATTGCTGCGGGTGCTTGAGGCTATCTGCCTCAGGCATGAACACCAAAAGGCAGATAGAGAAAAGCCCCAGTTAACATTACGCGTCCTGCAAGACGCTTAACATTAATCTGAGGCTCAATCCATGCTGAACACATGTAGGTTAGCCTCTTACGTGCCGAAAGGCAAGGAGAAGCAGGCTATGAAGCAGCAAAAGGCGATGTTAATCGCCCTGATCGTCATCTGTTTAACCGTCATAGTGACGGCACTGGTAACGAGGAAAGACCTCTGCGAGGTACGAATCCGAACCGGCCAGACGGAGGTCGCTGTCTTCACAGCTTACGAACCTGAGGAGTAAGAGACCAGGCGGGGGAGAAATCCCTCGCCACCTCTGATGTGTCAGGCATCCTCAACGCACCCGCACTTAACCCGCTTCGGCGGGTTTTGTTTTTTCCTGGCATTCTGGTTTACAATTCGCACGCCAGCCTGAACAACTGGCACCTGCTGCGCCAGCAGAGACAACCGATGGCGCACGATACCAAATTACACAATTCTAATGATTCTGCCGTCTTTGCCAGCAGGTGCGGACGGCGTTTTCACGCATTCAAATCAGACTGGTTCCAGCATCCTCCATGCACTGAAGAGCAGGCTGAATGGATAATTCAGTGTTACCGCAGGCGTGGATACGAGGTTAAGAAAGCCCTCAGCCTCGATTATCGTCACTGGATAATCTACGTCAGGCTGCCGTACTCCGAGCGCCCACCGCGTCCGTCCCGCACATTCCAGCAACGCATCTGGAGGTAACGTGCGGGTATTACTTCGACCTGTTCCGGTACCGGAACTTGGGCTGGTGGTCCTTAAACCAGGCCGTGAATCCATGCAGGTATTCCATAACCCTCGAGTGCTGGTGGAGCCGGAACCGAAAAGCATGCGTGGTCTGCCGTCCGGCATCGTCCCTGCCGTTCGCCAGCCGCTGGCGGAGGATAAATCATTACTGCGGTTTTTCAGCAATGAGCGTGTGATTCGTGCTGCTGGCGGCGCTGGTGCACTGTCTGACTGGCTGTTGCGTCATGTCAAATCCTGCCAGTGGCCTCATGGTGACTATCATCACAGTGAAACCGTCATACATCGTTACGGCACCGGCGCGATGGTGTTGTGCTGGCACTGCGATAACCAGCTGCGTGACCAGACATCCGAATCACTTGAGCAACTTGCTCAACAAAACCTGGCAGCATGGATGATTGACGTCATACGCCATGCAATGAATGGCACGCAGGAGCGGGAGTTATCGCTGGCTGAATTATCCTGGTGGGCGGTCTGCAATCAAGTGGCGGACGCGCTTCCGGAGGCAGTATTACGTCGTTCTCTGGGGTTACGTGCGGAAAAAATCCGCGCGGTGTACCGCGAAAGCGACATCGTACCGGGAGAGCAGACCGCCACCAGCATACTAAAGCAGCGCACAAAAAATCTTGCGCCGTTGCCTCACTTCCACCAGCAACAGAACCCACCACTGGAAAAGGCGGTGGTCAGCATTGCCGTTGATCCGGACTCTCCGGAATCTTTCATGAGGCGACCTAAACGTCGCCGTTGGGTAAATGAGAAATATACGCGCTGGGTGAAGACACAGCCGTGTGCGTGTTGTGGTCAGCCAGCCGACGATCCCCATCACCTGATTGGTCACGGTCAGGGAGGGATGGGAACAAAGGCCCACGATATTTTCACGCTACCGTTGTGCCGGGAACATCACAACGAACTTCATGCGGATCCGCTGGCGTTCGAAGAAAAGCATGGTTCCCAGGTTGATTTAATTTTTCGTTTTCTTGATCACGCCTTTGCAACCGGCGTGCTTGGGTAAAAGAGGTTATTGATGCGTATTGAGTTTGTTTTGCCTTATCCGCCGACGGTGAATACTTACTGGCGACGTCGTGGCAACACATATTTTGTATCAAAAGTCGGTGAGCGTTATCGCCGTGATGTGGCGCTAATTGTTCGCCGGCAGCGGTTAAAATCAAACCTGTCCGGAAGGCTGGCGATAAAGGTGATTGCAGAGCCACCGGATAAGCGCCGTCGTGACCTGGACAATATCCTGAAAGCACCACTGGATGCGCTGACGCATGCCGGACTACTTATAGACGACGAGCAGTTTGATGAAATCAATATTGTGCGCGGTCAGCTCGTTCCTGGTGGTCGGTTGGGCGTGAAGATTTACGAAATAATGCATGACGGGCAGGTCCAAAAATGAGACTGGAAGATTTACCGAAATACTATTCCCCAAAATCGCCAGGCCTGACTGATGCATCCGTCTCGACGTCAAAAGATGCGCTGAGCATCACTGATGTGATGGCTGCGCAGGGTATGACACAAAACCGGGCTGAGATGGGATTTTCTGCGTTCCTGGGGAAAATGGGTATTAGTATGAATGACAGGGCGCGGGCAACAGAATTACTGGCAGATTATGCATTAAGTCAGTGCGATCGCGTGGCGGCGTTAAGAAAACTTCCGGCAGAAATAAAACCGGCAGTGATGCGCATTATGGCTTCGTATGCTTTTGAGGATTATGCCCGCAGCGCAGCGAGTAAAAAGCAGTGCCCCTGTTGCCGAGGGGAAAAATTTATTGAAAGCGAAGTTTTTACAAACAAGGTTCAGTATCCGGATGGCAAGCCGCCAGTATGGGCAAAGTGTACGAAAGGTGTGTATCCGTCTTACTGGGAAGAATGGAAAAAAATCCGGGAGGTGGTGAAAGTTTCTTGTCCTGAATGTAAAGGGAAGGGGGAGATTTCCACTGCCTGTAAAGACTGCCGTGGGCGTGGTGTTGCCATTCATCGTGAAGAGTCGGAAAAACGGGGTATGCCTGTAATCAGGAACTGCCAGCGTTGTGGCGGTCGGGGCTATGAAAGACTACCATCAACGGAGGCATTTAATGCCATACGCAAAGTGACGAGTGCTATCACGCTTGATACGTGGAAAAAATCAGTGAAACGCTTTTACGATACGTTGGTGGTTCGGTTTGACATTGAAGAGGCATGGGCGGAGCGGCAGTTAAAGAGGGTAACGCGATAGTGTTGTTGATTTTTCCCGAATCTGTGGTAAATTTGCTCTAACGATGGGCGTTTTATGCCTGACGTTAGAAGGGTTTTTACAGCCCGCCATCGAGCGGGTTTTTTATATCTGGAAAGCGGTGCATAACGTTAAACGTGATGGCGATTGCGCAATGAGTTTCTCCTGCTCTGAAGTCTCTTGACTGCATGGAATCTCCTTTGTTATGTAAGGTGAGTTGATGTTTTAAAATTGTTAGAGAGATGGGTATGGATGACAGCACTCTGCTGAGGAACTCTTCACTTTTTATTGCTTATATGGGCTGTCTTGGATGGGGAAGCGCTTATTTCTATGGATGGGGGACTTCCTTTTACTATGGCTTTCCATGGTGGATCGTCGGGGTTGGCGTTGATGATGTGGCCCGAAGTTTGTTTTATGCTGTGAGCGTTATCGTTATATTCCTTACTGGATGGGGAGTAGGTATTGTTTTCTTTTTAGGCATAAAACAAAAAAACAATATACAGAATTTGAGTTTTATCAGACTTTTTCTGGCAATATTGCTGCTTTTTATTCCGCCTGTTCTGGAGTTTTCGGTAATTCATCAGCACGTTGAGCCAGATGTGCTGTTTTTTTGTGTTATTGCTGCCTTTACAATTACGCTTTTTGTCAGGTCAGGAAGAAGACTTATTTCAGTCAAATGTTTTTCGGAAGTGTCTTTTATTCGCCATCACCGAATTGAGTTTATTATGGCTGGATTCATGATTTATTTCTGGACATTCTCTCTTATTGCCGGTTGGTATAAACCCCAGTTTAAGAGGGAATATCAGACGATCCACTATGAGAATACTTGGTATTACGTTCTTGCACGCTATGATGATCGTCTGGTTTTATCGAAATCGTACAGTAATGGGAGTTCTGCATTCGTTATACTTAATAGCGGGCAGATTGATGACTTTGAAATTAATGTAGTCAGAGTTCGTTAATATTGCCTGAGTAACTTTCTGTTGACCGCTCAGATTCTTTTATCATGTGTAGGTCAATATGCAGGATTTAATCAGGGTAGGGTATTGCAGAGCTAAACTGGCATAAGTATTATTCCGCATATGGCCCTTTAGCTCAGTGGTGAGAGCGAGCGACTCATAATCGCCAGGTCGCTGGTTCAAATCCAGCAAGGGCCACCAACCGCCACTAGCTCATCAGGAAAGAGCGTCAACCCTTTAAGTTGAGAGTGCGAGGTTCGAGTCCCCGGTGGCGGTCCAGTGCCGACTTAGCTCAGTAGGTAGAGCAACTGACTTGTAATCAGTAGGTCACCAGTTCGATTCCGGTAGTCGGCACCATATGCGGGCATCGTATAATGGCTATTACCTCAGCCTTCCAAGCTGATGATGCGGGTTCGATTCCCGCTGCCCGCTCCAGTCAGAGTCTTTCAGTCTGCGATGATGGGAAATCCCGGAGTGACTGAAAGACGTTTAAGTTATGAATGATCGCCTTTTTTTGCAAAATTGCTGTGCAGAAATACTAACCTTCGGGCAGGCGATCATTCATAAGCACTCTGCTTTTATTCCGATCAACTGTGGGTGGTTTGTTGGATAGAGTGCTTTCCTTTCTGTATATATCGTTTCGCCCGCTTTTGCGGGTTTTTCTTTTCAAATCCCTTTCATTTCTCAGTGTAAAACTACGCCATCCGTTATTTGCGGAGGTGAGGCTATGAAATCCATGGACAAAATTTCAACGGGCATTGCCTACGGCACCTCCGCAGGCAGTGCTGGCTACTGGTTTTTACAGTGGCTTGATCAGGTCAGTCCGTCACAGTGGGCTGCGATTGGTGTTCTGGGGAGTCTGGTTCTGGGCTTCCTGACTTATCTGACAAATCTGTACTTCAAAATCAGAGAAGACAAGCGTAAGGCTGCACGGGGAGAGTAATTCAATGACTCAAAACTATGAACTGATTGTGAAAGGGATCCGCAATTTTGAGAATAAAGTTACGGTAACTTTAGCGTTACGGGACAAAAAACGCTTTGACGGTGAAATTTTTGACCTGGACATCTCGCTGGACCGTGTTGAAGGTGCCGCGCTGGAGTTTTATGAGGCAGCAGCCAGAAGGAGCATCAGACAGGTCTTCCTGGATGTTGCTGCCGGGTTATGTGAAGGGGATGAGCAGCCGCCGGAAAAGCGCCCCGTAATTTTAGATGCGCAGAATGTGTGGATAACCTACAAAGGAAAGCTACCAGGAAGAATTACTGGTTCTCTGAAGACTCCTCCGGAATCACAACCTTAAGTCACTGACCGGAACAGATAAACCTGTCCGTGGGCAGAAACCGATAAATCCTGATAAATATCCATGAGCGCAAAAATCAAATACGGCCTGTCAGCTGCGGTTCTGGCGCTGATTGCTGCAGGTGCGTCTGCTCCTCAAATACTTGACCAGTTTCTGGATGAAAAAGAGGGTAACCACACTACGGCATACCGCGATGGTTCCGGCATATGGACCATCTGTCGTGGTGCCACAATGGTGGATGGTAAGCCCGTCATACCGGGAATGAAGCTGTCGAAGGAAAAATGCGACCAGGTTAACGCTATTGAACGTGATAAGGCGCTGGCATGGGTGGAGCGCAATATTAAAGTACCACTGACCGAACCACAAAAAGCGGGTATCGCGTCATTTTGTCCCTATAACATTGGCCCCGGTAAGTGTTTTCCGTCGACGTTTTATAAGCGGCTGAATGCCGGTGATCGTAAGGGCGCATGCGAGGCGATTCGCTGGTGGATAAAAGATGGTGGGCGCGATTGCCGCATACGTTCAAATAACTGCTATGGACAGGTTATTCGTCGTGACCAGGAAAGCGCATTAGCCTGTTGGGGGATAGATCAGTGAGAAGAGTTGCCGCGATTATCTCTGCTCTGGTTATCTGCATCATCGTCTGCCTGTCGTGGGCGGTCAATCATTACCGTGATAACGCCATCGCCTACAAAGAACAGCGTGATAAAAAAGTCAGTGAGCTGAAGCTGGCGATCGCCACCATCGCTGACATGCAGCAGCGTCAGCGTGATGTTGCTGCGCTCGATGCAAAGTACTCGAGAGAATTAGCCAATGTGCAAGCTGAAAATGAAACTCTGCGCGCTGATGTTGCCGCTGGCCGTAAGCGCCTGCGGATCAATGCCAGTTGCTCCGCAGCCGTGCGTGAAGCCACCGGACCCACCAGCGTGAATAATGCAACCATCCCCCGACTGGCAGACACCGCTGAACGGGATTATTTCACCCTCAGAGACCGATTGATGACGATGCAGATGCAACTGGAAGGGGCGCAGGAATATATCCGCACTCAGTGCATTAAGTAGCCTTTTTATCGTGGTAAACATTTCGCAGGGTATGAGGTATTTATGCCATCACGAATCCCACGCGCCTGCCGTAAGCGTGGATGTGTAGGTACAACCACAGACAGTTCTGGTTACTGCGATAAACATCGTGGCGAAGGATGGGTACAGCATCAACGCGGACTGAGCCGCCACCAGCGTGGCTATGGCTCGAAATGGGATGCCATACGTGCGCGCATACTGAAGCGTGATAATCATCTGTGTCAGAACTGCCTGCGCAATGGGAGAGCCGTTGAAGCCAGAACTGTGGACCACATCATTCCGAAAGCTCATGGTGGCACGGATGCAGACAGTAACCTGCAGAGTCTGTGCTGGCCCTGTCATAAAGCAAAAACAGCGCGCGAACGCATCAATTGATAACAGTTCCCATCTGTAGGGGAGGGGCGGGTCAAATCTCTGCAACCCTGGCTGCTCAGTACCGCCGCCTGACCTTTCCTCGCATCGCCGCAGGTTCGAAAACTTTTTTTTGGAATGTGATTAAATGATTGATAGGTAAAACCGATTATGTCTGGACCCCCGAAAACCCCGCCACGCCTGCATTTGATACGAGGTAACCCCTCAAAGCGGCCAGTTAAAGACTCCAAAAAAACCGCTAAAAAGGATGAAAAAGGTCTCCCTAAAATTCCGCAACATTTAGGGGCGCAGGGGAAGTACTGGTTCAGGCGAATGGCGGAAGAGCTGAATGCGGAAGGGATCATTTCTCAGCTCGATGCACGTGCGCTCGAGTTACTGGTGGAAGCCTACACCGAATACCGGCATCACTGCGAAATACTCGATGTTGAGGGTTATACCTACCGCACGAAAACGCAGAATGGCGATGTGCTGATCAAGGCACACCCGGCTGCTGCGATGAAGGCTGATGCCTGGAAGCGGATCCGGGCGATGCTTGCAGAATTTGGTATGTCACCGGCAAGCCGGGCAAAAGTAAATACCGCCGGACCGGATAATGTTGATCCGCTGGCAGAGCTTTTAAAAGCGAGAGACTGATGGCAAAAGTGGCTGACGGGATCCGCTACGCCGAACGTGTTGTTGCAGGAGAAATTGTTGCTGGCGAATTTGTCCGCCTGGCCTGCCAGCGTTTTCTTGATGATCTGAAGTACGGCGAAAAGCGGGGGATTTATTTCAGTGAACCCCGTGCGCAGCACATCCTGAATTTCTACAAATTTGTGCCTCATGTAAAAGGGGCACTGGCAGGCCAGCCCATTGAGTTGATGGACTGGCATGTATTTATCCTCATTAATATTTTTGGTTTTGTCATTCCGCTGGTCAATGAAGAAACCGGGGAAGTTGTCATGCGCAGCGATGGCAGCGGACGTCCGGTGATGGTGCGCCGGTTCCGGACGGCGTACAACGAAGTCGCCCGTAAAAACGCAAAATCAACCCTGTCATCGGGTATCGGCCTGTATATGACGGGGGCAGATAGTGAAGGCGGAGCTGAGGTGTATTCAGCCGCAACCACGCGTGACCAGGCCAGAATCGTGTTTGAAGACGCCAAAAATATGGTCAGAAAAGCCCGGTCGACACTCGGGCGGTTGTTTGATTTCAACAAGCTGGCGATTTACCAGGAGCAGAGCGCATCAAAATTTGAACCGCTTTCCTCGGATGCAAACAACCTGGACGGTCTGAACATCCACTGCGCCATTATTGATGAGCTGCATGCACATAAAACCCGCGACGTGTGGGACGTTCTGGAAACGGCAACCGGTGCCCGTCTGCAGTCCCTGTTATTTGGTATCACCACGGCTGGCTTTAACAAGGAAGGGATTTGTTACGAGCAGCGTGATTACGCCATCAAGGTATTGCGAGGCTATAACAGCGACGTGGAGGGCGCTGTAAAAGACGACTCTTACTTTGCGATCATTTACACGCTCGATGAGGGAGATGATCCGTTTGATGAAACGGTCTGGCAGAAAGCGAATCCTGGCCTGGGCATCTGTAAACGCTGGGATGATCTGCGTCGTCTGGCGAAAAAAGCGAAGGAGCAGGTCTCTGCGCGGGTGAATTTTTTTACCAAACACATGAATGTGTGGGTCACTGCCGAATCTGCCTGGATGGATATGATTAAGTGGGAGAAGTGCGAATACATTGCTCCACAACATGAGCTGAAAACATATCCCATGTGGGTCGGCGTCGACCTTGCTCATAAGATTGATATCTGTGCGGCGGCAAAACTCTGGCGAACCGATAACGGACATGTTCATGCTGATTTTAAATTCTGGCTTCCGGAAGGACGGCTGGAACGATGCTCGCGGCAGCAGGCAGAACTTTACCGGAAGTGGGCGGAGATGGATAAGCTCATCCTGACGGATGGTGATGTTATCGATCATGCTCAGATAAAAAGTGACTTACTGGAATGGATTGGCGGTGAAAACCTCAGGGAACTGGGATTTGACCCGTGGAGCGCAATGCAGTTCAGTCTGGCACTGGCTGAAGAAGGGATACCGCTGGTGGAGGTTCCGCAGACGGTCCGCAATCTGTCAGAGGCCATGAAGGAAACGGAATCACTGGTTTATGCCGGGCGTTTCCATCACAGCAATCATCCGGTCATGAACTGGATGATGTCTAACGTTACTGTAAAACCGGACAAAAACGACAACATCTTCCCGAATAAATCCACGCCGGAAGCCAAAATCGACGGCCCTGTTGCGCTTTTTACAGCCATGAGCCGCTTTCTGGTAAATGGCGGGGGCGTGAATGACTTTCTGTCCACGCTTGATCCTGATGAGGACCTGTTAATTCTGTGAAACAGCTTATTACTGATATGACCGGGCTGATCGGTTTCGGTCTGCTCACTGCTGGCGTTTATCTGTATGCAGGTCTGCCAGCGTCTCTGATGCTGTCTGGCTGTTTGTTGCTGCTTTATGCACTGGTGGTGTCCATGAGGAGAAAACATGCTTCTTGATGCTCTGTTTCGCAGTGAGCCTCTGGAAAATCCCTCGGTTCCGGTAACCGGAGAGGCCGCTGAGACGGATAATATTTTTGCCCGGGATGTGTATGTCAGTCCGGAAACGTCCATGAGGCTGGCTGCTGTCTATGCCTGTATTTATGTTATTTCATCCAGTGTGGCTCAGATGCCCCTGCATGTGATGCGAAAAACGAATGAGCATGTTCAGCCGGCACGCGATCACCCGTTGTTCTGGCTCGTTCATGATGAACCGAATGCCTGGCAGACCAGCTATAAGTGGCGGGAACTGAAGCAGCGTCATGTGCTGGGGTGGGGCAATGGTTATACGTGGGTGAAACGTAATCGTCGTGGCGAGGTTACCAGTCTTGAATGCTGTATGCCATGGGAAACCACGTTACTTAACACTGGAGGGCGTCATACCTACGGTGTGTATAACGAAGAGGGTGCATTTGCGGTAAGTCCGGACGACATGATCCATATCAGGGCGCTGGGAAACAATCAGAAAATGGGACTGAGTCCGATCATGCAGCATGCTGAAACCATTGGTATGGGAATGAGTGGTCAGCAGTATACCAGTGCTTTTTTTAACGGTAATGCCCGTCCTGCCGGGATTATTTCTGTGAAAAATGAACTGAACGAACAGAGTTGGAGCAGGCTCAAGAATATGTGGCAGCGGGCGGTGACAGCGCTTCGCAGTCAGGAAAATAAAACCATGCTGCTGCCTGCGCAACTGGATTACCGTGCCCTGACAGTTTCTCCGGTGGATGCTCAGATCATTGATATGACCAAGCTGAACCGGTCGATGATTGCCGGAATTTTTAATGTCCCGGCGCACATGATTAATGACCTGGAAAAAGCCACATTTTCGAATATTACACAGCAGGCGATTCAGTTTGTTCGCTACACGATGATGCCCTGGGTTGCGAACTGGGAGCAGGAGCTTAACCGTCGCCTGTTTACCCGCACAGAACGGGCTGCCGGGTATTACGTTCGTTTCAACCTTACAGGATTGCTCCGCGGGACTCCACAGGAGCGTGCGCAGTTTTATCACTTTGCCATTACAGATGGCTGGATGAGCCGGAATGAAGCGAGGGCATTTGAGGACATGAACCCGGTTGATGGTCTGGATGAAATGCTGGTCAGCGTAAATGCAGCAAATCCGTTGAATGATTTTAAAGATACGAAAGGCAAAGAGGAAAAGAACGATGAATGACCGTGAAACGCGCTGTTACAGCGGGGAAGTGCGGGCAGAACAATATGATAATGCCCCGACTCATATTTTGGGGTATGGCTCGGTATTTAACAGTCGTTCAGAACCTCTGTGGGGATTTCGTGAAATCATCAAGCCGGGGGCTTTTGACGACGTGCTGAATGATGATGTACGTGGATTGCTTAATCATGATCCTAATTTCATTCTCGGACGAAGTTCTGCCGGCACGTTGTCATTATCAGTGGATGAACGTGGTTTGCGTTACGACATTGTTGCACCGGATACGCCGACGATTTGTGACCTGGTGCTGTCACCAATGTTGCGTGGTGACATTAATCAGTCCTCGTTCGCGTTTCGCGTCGCTCGTGATGGAGAGAGCTGGTATGAAGACGACGAGGGGATTGTTATCCGGGAAATCACGCGCATTTCTCGTCTGTATGACGTCAGCCCGGTGACATATCCGGCCTATCAGGACGCAGACTCTGGTGTCCGCTCAATGAAAGCCTGGCAGGAAGCGCGGGCGAGTGGTGCGCTGAAGAAAGCTGTTAACGAACGAATGGCGCGTGAGCGTCTTTTGACCCTTCTTAATGCATAAGGATACTACTGACGATGAAACTTCATGAGATGAAGCAAAAACGAAACACCATTGCAAAGGATATGCGTGCACTGCATGAAAAAATTGGTGATAACGCATGGACTGATGAGCAACGGGCAGAGTGGAACAGGGCGAAAGCTGAGCTGGATGCGCTGGATGAGCAAATCGCCCGTGAAGAAGAGTTGCGCCGTCAGGATCAGGCATATGTGGATGAGTCCGGGCCGGAAGAGCGCCAGAATAATGAGGCGGAGAACGGGAAAAAGGCGGTGGAAGAGAAGCGCGCTGCGGCATTTAACCGTTTTCTGCGTGCCGGATTTGCAGAACTGAATGCTGAAGAGCGTAATCTGATGCGTGAACTGCGGGCTCAGAGTGTAACAACGGATTCTCAGGGCGGATATACGGTGCCCACGCAGATGCGTAACAAAATCATTGACACCATGAAGGCTTATGGCGGGATTGCCAGTGTTGCGCAACTTCTGACCACATCAACCGGGCAGGATATCACCTGGTCAACGTCTGATGGCACGACTGAAGAGGGCGAACTGCTGGCGGAAAATACAGCCGCAACGGAACAGGATGTGACGTTCGGGACCGCTATTCTGGGGGCTAAAAAGCTGTCATCAAAAATAATTCGTGTGTCCAATGAGCTGCTCCAGGACAGTGGGGTGGATATTGAATCTTATCTGGCAAACCGTATTGCCCAGCGTATTGGTCGTGGAGAGGCGAAATATCTGGTTCAGGGGACCGGAACGGGATCACCGTTACAGCCAAAAGGGCTGGCAGCGTCGGTGACGGGAATCATCCAGACTGCAGCCTCTGCCGCTTTCACCTGGAAAGAAATGAATGCCCTGAAACATGCCATTGATCCGGCATATCGTGGTGGGCCGAAATACCGCTGGGCATTCAATGATGCCACATTGCAGACTATTGAAGAGATGGAGGATGGACAGAAACGCCCGTTATGGCTGCCGGATATTGCAGGCGGTACGCCGGCTACTGTGCTGGGGATCCCTTATGTTATTGATCAGGCTATTGACGGGATTGGTACCGGAAAAAAATTCATTTTCCTGGGGGATTTCAACCGCTTTATCATTCGCCGCGTTACTTATATGGAACTGAAACGTCTGGTTGAGCGTTATGCTGAGTTTGATCAGGTGGCATTTCTGGCTTTCCATCGTTTTGACTGTGTGCTGGAAGATGTGGCAGCCATCAAGGCGCTCACTGGCAAATAACCACTCGTTGTTCAGTTACAGACCGCGCCGACGCGGTTTTTTTATGCCCGCACAGTGTTGCGGGCAGGAGTTTCTGATGGCAGCAATAGTGGAAAAACTCAGGGCGCAGTGCCGTATTGATACAGATGATGCAACTGATGATGAGTTACTGATGCTGTATTTCCGGGCTGCCTGCCGCAAGGCAGAAAATTTTATCAACCGTAAGCTTTATGAGGAGACGGTGCCGGAAGGTGATCCTGAAGGGGTGCTTATAGCTGATGATGTTTTGCTGGCGCTCATGTTGCTGGTCGGGCACTGGTACGAAAACCGGGAAAATTCCTCAGATGTCAGCAAGGCACCAGTCCCGTTTGGTTTTTCTTCTCTGCTGGAGCCTTATCGTTTTATTCCTTTGTAGGAGGAGACATGCAGGCGGGCAGATTACGTGATCGCGTAATTATTCTGAATGTCACCACCGCCCGCTCTCCGTCAGGGCATCCGGTGGAGACGGTGACGGAGGGAGCTACCGTATGGGCAGAAGTTAAGGGTATCAGCGGGAGGGAGATAATCTCAGGCGGAGCAGAAACCGCTCAGGCTACGGTCAGAGTCTGGATGAGATTCCGGCGCGATGTGACAGCGACTTCACGTCTGAAAGTGCTGACCGGTGCATTTAAAGGGGCCATTCTGGGTATAGAAGGTCCACCAATACCGGATGCACGCGCTACCCGGCTTGAAATACTCTGCAGCCTGAAGGGGAATGTGTGATGGATTTCAGTCTTGATTTTTCCGGCCTGGCGGATATTGCACGGGATTTGGAGACGCTCAGCAGGGCAGAAAACAATAAGGTTCTGCGCGATGCCACCCGTGCCGGTGCTGAAGTTATGCGGGATGCAGTTGTTGAACGTGCGCCGGAGCGAACCGGGAAACTGAAGAAAAATGTGGTTGTTCTCACTCAGCGTTCAAAGCGTCGGGGGGAAATTATCTCGGGTGTCCACATTCGCGGACGGAACCTGCGAACCGGAAACAGTGATAACAGCATGAAAGCCAGCGATCCCCGAAATGCATTTTACTGGCGCTTTGTGGAGCTGGGAACGATAAACATGCCCGCGCATCCATTCATTCGCCCGGCTTTCGATACGACAGAGGAACTGGCAGCACGGATTGCCATACAGCGAATGAATCAGGCTATTGATGAGGTCTTAAGTAAATGAGAGAGGCCACACTGTATTCCCTGTTGTCTCAGCTGGCCGGAGGACAGGTTTATCCTTATGTGGTCCCACTGACGGAGGGAAAGCCTGCGGTATCTCCGCCGTGGCTGGTGTTTTCTGTGGTGTCTGACACGGCATCTGATGTGCTTGATGGGCAGGCTGAATCCAGAATTACCGTGCAGATCGATGTCTGGGCGACAGTACCTGATGACGCAGATAATATTCGTGAGCAGGCGCTTGATGCGGTAAGAAAACTGGCACCCTCCGTTATTTCTAAAACGCAGGGTTATGATCCTGACTCCCGTCTGAGCAGAGCCACGCTTGAATTCCAAGTAATAGCCTGAGGTCATTAATGATTTTACCCACCCGCCGCTGGCGGGTTTTTTTATTTTCAGGAGACGAGTATGTCCTCTAATTTTGAGCGTTCGCAACTGACGAAAATTATGATTTCGTCTGCACCGGTAACAGCAGAAACCCTGGATTCTGCCAGCTATCTTGGCCTGAGCTGTACAATCAAAGAGGTGCAGTTTACC